AAACAATTCAAGCTTAAAGATTTCTTCAAAGAGGTAGTTGATAAAGCGTGGCAGTGGATTAAAGATCAATTTACTGTTAGTTTCCCTAAGACGACTCAATTCATAGAAAATCTATTAGAAGTATCTTCTCAAATTCTAAGATTTCTTGGATTTAGATTGAATCCATTGAATATGTTGAAGAGTAATGATGAGTTATGGGCAATGGCAAAGAAGAAAGAAGAGCCACCAGAAGATAAAATAGGTGATGATAAGAAAAATGATAAGAAAAATGATAATCAACCAAATAATGTTAAAGATGTATCAAAAAATGCAACAGTAATAGCGCAAAAAGATGCACAAGCACAAAATGATGCAGCAGCTAACATTGATCCATTAAAACAGGAACAATCACGTAAAGCTGAATTTAGAGCACAAAGAGGTGATACTAGCCCAACAGTTATTGATAATAAAGGACAGATAGTTCCCGCAACAAGAGATGCTAGCGGCAATCTAATTCCTACCGCTAATGGCAAGCCTGCTTCTCCACAAGATTCATACACAGGAAAACCATCAGAGTCATCTGGAACTATAGCTGTTTCTGGAAAAGGAAAAGAGGCTGCTGAGCAATATTATGGAAAGAAGATGAGTGATAAAGAATATGATATGTTGGTGAGAGCAACTCATGCTGAATCTAGTAGTAAGAGTGATCCTAAAGAACAAGCTATGATAATGGGATCTATTTTGAATAGAGCTAAAACTAATAAGAATGGAATTGAAGGTGCTTTAACTGCAAAAAATCAATTCCAATCTGTAACAGGCACTAAAGCTAATGGTAATCAAGCAAGCTCTAATTATATTAATGGTCCTAAAGATAAAGAACGTCGTGAATCTATTGAGAATGCAGCAGGTATGTTAGGAGGAGTTCCTACTGATCAAAAAAACTTCACAGCAGCAAACTCTAAAGCATATGGTGCTGGTACGAATATAGGTTATAGAGATAAAATGATCGCTAATGGTGGTCACGTATATGCTAGTAGTGTTTTTGATAAAACGTTTGATGAGAAAAAAGTAACACTAAAAGACGCATACGCTGGTACCGATAATACAGATACAAAAAAAGTATCAGCAATAAAGACAAATCAGAAAAGTATTGACGATATAAAGGCACAGAACGCTCAGGCTTCGAATTCTAATACTAACAATATAAGCAAGGCATCAACTACAGTTCAAAATAATGTAAATTATAATGTAACACAAAAGAGGAGCGCATCACGCTCAGATGTTGACGATCAAAGACTAAGAGGAGCTAATGATGATCTAGCATACATTTAAAAAATTATAAATAACATAAAAAGTATTTCCTCGTAAAAATCATTAATAATAATTCAATTATGGCAGACGAAGATATCTCTAGAGCGTGGATTCTCGAACAATTCACGAAAATTTATACCTCTATAAGAGAAGACGTTGACAAAATAAAACAATCTTTAAACGTATACGTAACTCACTCTCAATGCCAAGATCGTAGATTGCTTGAATCACAAGAGATCCGCACTATTAACGAACGTTTACTTAATATCGATGTAGAAGTAGAAAAGATTAAAGATTCTTTCGACAAGAAATTCTCATCTATTAGGATGTGGATTTGGGTTCTGATGGGAGGAATCATAGGCGAGCTCGTTATGCTCCTTATTAAAGTCTCAGCACAAATTAAATTATAATTTTTATGAAAATTGATACGCTTGATTTTATTTCAGAATGTCATTTATTCGAAAAAAAATTAGATCAAATAATTGATACACTCAATGAGCTAGCAGCACACCTTAAATCAAAACATCAACAATTAGATTTTTATGTGCGTTTACTAGCTCTAGCTGCAGGTTTAAATACAGCAATAACATTAACACTTATATTCAAATGAAAACTTTTAAAGATTTTAAAGATGAAATGCTTGCTTCTTTAACAGAGAAAATAATAGAAAAATTAGAGATAGAAAAGCAATCTCTGGCGAATGCATTGTTTAATGATGATTCATACGATTCTGAAAATGAGGAGTATATTTCTGAAGTAGATACTTTAACATCATTAAATTAAGTTTTGTTGTTCAAAAACTTAAAAAAATTTATGCTATTATCATTTAAATCATTTCTTAGAGAAGAGCGACTTCTTCTAGAAAATCGTCTTGATTTTTTAAAGAAGAAATATAAAGATCTTGATTTTCGGTGGGATACACACGACTGGGATTCATGTGACCCTTCTACTGTTAGAGGTATGGTTATTGATTTTTTTGCTAAAAACGTTGATCCAACAACGAATAAAAAATATCTAGATTGGATTCTTAGACAGTATTCGAAACATAATTTTAGACAAGAGGATGGATATCGAGTAAAATTAACACTTTTAGATTTTGAACATTATAAAAACCATATCCAACAAAAAGATATCAATCAATATCAAAGTCTATCAGATCTAGAAGATGCTATAGAAGCAGTAGCTGGAACTAAATCAAAACGTGAAGAAATACGAGATATTAAACATGAAGGTGCCGATAAAATATTTGATAAAGGTGGTGTAACTGTTTATAGGATAAAAACGGAAGCTGCAGCTAAGTTTTATGGTGCTGGAACAAAATGGTGCACAGCAGCTGAAAATCACTGTCAGTTCAATAATTATAATAGCCGAGGTCCATTATACGTTGTATTTTGTAAAGATTTAGAAGGTAAGCAAGCTAAGTTTCAATTTCATTTTGAGGATGATCAGTTTATGGATGTTAGAGATGAAGAAGTAAATTTAACAAAATTATTAAAGAAAAATCCTGAATTAAAAGAGGTTCCAGCTTGGCAAGGTAAAAATATATTATTAACAACAGATAAAAATTTTAGTAAATATTTTAATCAATTTCTTACATTGAATAACTCTTTAAGTGTATTGAAAGATCCGAGAGTAACTGATGAAATGATTCAAAATGCTTTAAATTCACCAATATCTGAAGTTAGAAAACGAATTTTAATTTATCCAAATATAACAAGAGAACAATTAGCAAAAGCTTTAAATGATTCTCATGAAGATGTTAGATATAATGCTATAGTTCATCCTAATGCAACAGAAGCACATCTTAAGAGAGCTTCTGAGGATTTTATTAAGCGTAATAAAGAAAAAGCAAAAGAAAGATTAACTAGAGAATTTCATAAGTAATAACCAATTAACAAAACATGAAAAATTTTTCAACATTATTAAAAGAACTTAGGCTTTCTATTACACAAGAACAACTCGAAGAAGATCGTTACTTTGTTTTTGATTTAGAAGAAGATATATATAATTATTTTAATGATGAATCTCTAGAAGAAGGTATTGGTAATTTACACGGAGTTCCTCCTGGGCTAAGAAATACTATTGTAGGTCATGGTGAAAATATAAAATCAAAAATAGAAGGTAATAAATTTAATGATGGTATTGCAAAAGAAAGTGAAGGTTATTATCGTGCTCCAAATACAATTCATGGCGGTGAACATTCAAAGAGGGAAGAGTCAGCGGTTGCAAAATCAAAAACTCAATTGAAAAGTATGATTAATAATGCTGTTGGAGAAGGAAAGATGGCAATTATTCATAAAAATGGTAAACCAATCGCAGCGATAGCTCATAAATCTGGATCAGCTGAATGGAGTGAACGTCCAAGATACTCTGTACATACAGCTGATTCTTCTGATGTAGATTTTGATTCTAGTGTAGAAAAAGCGAGACATGGTTATGCATATAGTAGAACACATAGTGTCTCAGATTTCCCTAAGAATGTTGCTATTGAAAGAGCAATAAGTAAAGTCAACCAACATATAGATTATGAAGAGCCAGAGAATGAACACTTCAAGAAAAATAAATATCACATCGTTACAGTCGGTCCTGATAAAAGACGAGAAGCAGTAAGACAAGCAAGACAGGAAGGAAGAAGAGTGGATGATATGTTAGATGCTAACACTAAAATAGCAGCAAAGAAACTCGCTCATGAAAAATTAGGTGATACAGGTAGCCCGTATTATGTAGCAGCAAGTCTTCATAAGAGATTAGGTGATGCAATAGATAGTGGTAATAAAGAAGAAGCAGAAAAATTCGCTAAAGAATTATCTGATCATATTAAGGATTATTATGGTGGTTTATCAAGAGATAATAAAGATATAGATAAGTATGCTGATTTATTAGTAGATATAAAGCATAATAATAAATATCATACAAGTGATTATATAAAAATATATAAAGAAGGACTTAAAAAATTAAGAGATTTAAGGAAGTAATGTCAACTAGAGCAACAATATCATTAGTAGCAGCTGACCAAAGAGTGAAAAGCATTCTTCTTTTTGAGAATAATTCTCCAGATCAATTAATAAAGATGTTAGTAAGAGATTATAATACTTATAACAAAGTAAACAACCTTATCAGCTTAGGTAATATTACTTCATTTAGTAATGATAAAGTTAAGCGTTCGTTTAGTATATATGACAAAACACAGAGACCGAAGTTTTATAATGATTTAGATAAATTTATTTCTTCAAGTCATACTGANGAATATAACTATATTTTTTGGGAAGGGGCATGGTTTATTATAAGAGGGAATAGTTATAAGTTGAAAAGTTACAGTAGCCATATAACTAAAAATTACACTAAAGAGTATAGTAGTAACTAACAAAAAAGGCCCAATTAAGGACCTTTTTGCTGTTAAAAAATAATTCTTCCTTAGAAAGAAATATTTGCACCAACGAGTGGAACAATAACATTAGGGTTACCGGCACCTCTTGTACCTAGATAGGTAACTCGACCATCTATATCAACATTTTTTGCGATGTTAACCTTAACACCAGCACCAGCTTGATATTCAGCTGAACCTGCTGCTCCAAGATTTTTCAATGGAGTTCCAACACCAACAATTACATACGGGCGAACTGATCCAGAAAGCACATCATATGTACCGTTAACAAATCCAGTAACTGTTGATGCCGCTTTTTTACCACTAAGCAACTGTCCTTCAACACCAACTTGACCGAATTGATATCCTGCCTCTACTGAACCTACGAAGGATGTATCACCCTTTAAATTCGCCCAAGGGAAGGTGGTACTTTTCGATTGTGCGATCGTAACACCTCCTTTCGCACTAACAAAAGGTTCTGCTTGTGCTGTGCCTGATATACTAAAAATTACTGCAGTTATTGCAGTAGCGATGATAGCTGTTTTGATTGTTTTCATATTCATTTTAGTTTAGTTTAGTTTAGTTTATGTTTTACAATAACGAGAGCTTTCTTCTTGTGATGCTTCTTTATATGATGTTCTTTTGAAGAAACTACTATGGTTTTCGCTTCATGTTTTATAGTAGGAGCATTTTCTGCTAATGCAACTGCTGAAAATGAAGTAGCAAAAATAATTGCAATAAGTATAAGATTTTTCATTGTTCGACTTTTATATATTTTGAGCAAAAATTACTCGATTGATTTTAACTATAACCTATAACCTGTTGGAGTTAGACCACCTTCTATTAAACAATTCGCACGATAAAGGTGATAACAATAAACTCCAGCCATAATATAATTTTTATAACCTAATCTTCTCAGTTGATAATCCATTTCATTATCTACACTAAGAAATCCATTCATAAACCCATTCGTTTGCTTCCATACATTCTTCGATATTAAAACTACAACGCCACTAATAGGATCTGAAACTTCTACTAACCTCAACCTATCTTCTTGTTGTAATTTACGACCTATTTTCCTGTGAAACAACATATCATGGTTATATGCTTCAGCAGAATCTTTTCGAAAAACGATTTGTTCTACATTTCCTACACGATTTGTAACAGCTGTTAACATTCCGAATGTATCGGCATTGGGAAGAGAAATTATCTCCTCAAGCTGATGATACCAATCCGGTGTTGTAAAAGATGCATCGTGATCAACGAAACACGCCCAATCTTCTTCTCCAAGTAAATTCATGAAACTATTATAAGCGGCACCAAGATTTTTATTAGTATTAATAGGTGCATAAGGAATATTTGTATAAATCATCAAGCGTGTTTATTTTTGTAAAATGGGGAGGATTTCCTCCCATTACATTTTTAATCTTCATCCGAAACTAGTCTTTTAAAATAGTCATCATCTGGTTCATCATCTGCTGAATATATTGGTTTGCCTTTGATAGCATCATCAATAGACAATCTAGTTGATGTTGATGTTACAGAAGCAACCGCATTTCTCAGCTGACGTTCTGGTTCATCAAGACAAAGCACCCTTCTTAATTTAGCCTCTAATTCATCAGAAGACTTATACTTTTTCGGATCAAGAAATTCCTGTAGAGAATATTCTTTGTCATATATCTTCTGCAACTCTTCATCTTTTGTTAAAAGCGGAGAAGCCGCATCAAATTCTGACTTATCATAATTCCTATACCCTTCAACATTACGAATCTTCATCTTGAAATTTGCACCTTCCCACAAATCAAATGGTGAGTATGCTGTTTCATCCTCAAATGAAGGATTCATTACATCGTTTATTCTTTCAAATATTTTCTTACCATACTTGAACAAGAACACTTTCCCGTTATTATCCGGATTAACCGGATCGTTGATCATGTAGATGTTCGAGATATAGCTCAACTTTCTTTTTTGTTTTCTTGCTTGATCTTTGTTGTCATCAACTCCAGAGTTCCATAGTTTACCGTTTGAAGTACAGATTGAACATTGTTCTCCGATCGACGTTGGGCAAAGATCAATCAACCATCCACCAGGTCCCTGAAAAGCATGTTCATATTGAATCACCCAAGGATAATCCTCTCCTTTTGGTTGCGGTAAAAAGCGAAATACTGCGAAACCGTTTCCTACTTTATCTACTTGCGGTCTCCAGAATCTATCATCCCCGTAACTAGCTTTTGTAGATAGCTCCTCTATTTTTTTCGTTAGTGTTTCGAGAGAAGCTGTTCTATTCTTCTTGAGATCAGCAAATGTGTTTGCTTTAGCTGCTGTAGCCATGTTATTTTATCCATTCTTGTCCACATAGCTCATTATATAATTGTTATTGTAAATTATCCACAAATCTCATCTTCTAATATCCTTAATATATAAGAAGTATTTTTAAAAAAACAACCTCTTATTTAAAATGGTAAAATATTTGTATGTGATTCTACATTTTCCTTCACCATTTTTCTAAATACTTTAATCCTCTCCTCATCAAAATTATTATATCTCAAGAAGAACTCTTCATATCCTTTAACAGTATAATATACATTTTCAAAGATGAAGTCATTACCATAGTGAATTTTTAATGGCTTCATAAATTTTAATATATGTTCTAATATAACAATTGTTTCAATAGTTATAATATTTTGAAAATATAATTGAATTATTCTCGGGAACTCCTTTCCCTGTGGTTTAAAATAGCAATTAAATGCTTTTATCTCCTCAAATAATATTTTAAGATCTTTCTTAAAATTATAGGTTAAAGACTCTTGTCTCCCTTTCCATTTCTCGTACACTGATTTAGAATATTCAGATAGAAGATCGCCTATCCAAACATCTCTTGTATCAATAACGTTTGCTAGAAGAAAGCATATAATATCTTCTTTCGACATTTCTTTACCAAGATGACAAGCAAAACTATATTCTTTTAATTCACGAAAATCTGTAACACGATCACTATTAAGTACTTTTCCTTTATACATGAAGAAATTATACTTTTTTAATTTAAAATGTTCTTTGATCGCGATGAGTGATTCGTGAACAAAAAAACCTTTACGTTCATAATCCGATAAAACTGCTACCATCTTTTTCACCTTTCATCATATGTCGCGATTCAGCCTCAAGAAGAATTTGATCTTTAAATGTAACATTAATATACGGAACTAATTTTTCATACTCTAATTCATACTTAGCTGCAAAAATGCAAATTGAATCAATAATTCCGTCACCTTCTGTTCTATATATCTCATTCACCTCATTTTTAAACTCCTCAACTGTTTTAACTTTTAACATCTGTATATTTTAGTTGTGTAAAAAATATTTAATACTAATTATATACAAAAATTTAGTTGTAAATCAAGAACCTCTTTCTTTAAGAAATCTATGAGCACCGATAACAGTGACGACCTCTTGATTTTTACTTTGTATCTTGATATGTCGTTCATGAAACCAAAGCGAATTCTTTAGTTTCTTTTGCATTTCATTATAAAGAGTACCACGTTCTTCTAAGATATTTCTAGCAATTTCTTCAGCTTGTGCAAAAGATGTATTATCAGTTATTTTAAAGTTTTTTCTTGCTTTAAACCAAGCAAATTGACCTTGTTGTTTAACAACCTTTTCGATTGTATCTGGATAATTTTTGTGTCGTAGTCTATTAACAGTAACAATACCTACCCCGTATTGACCTTCAAGACATTGTCCTCTCGACTCAAAGTATATATTATGAGCAAGCCATTTTACATCATCTAGATTCGCTGGTTTAATATTAATTTTTTGTGGTATTTTTGGTCCTATATTTTCAATAGGGTTTTGATGTGTTTGAAAAGAAGTATCTACTGATGTGATATCAGCGTGGGCTCTCGACCCGATTAAAGCTGAGAAAATAATAAGTAAAAGGGTTTTTGAAACATTCATTTTTCGATATTTCGTTGAAAAAATAAGCGTTCCTTTCGGAACGCCTTTTAATATCAATGAGATTCTAATTTGAATCTATTTGTATTTATGAATCATCATCGTTCACATAGAATATAAGTAAATCATATCACTTCACAAACATATTAAAATATTATTAAATTAATTCACATTGCCCTCCTGAACAGGCTACAGCACTATATTTATCTACATCATTATAAGATGGTTTCGTTAAAATTTGTTCAAAATCTACCTCTTTGAATGTTTTTGAGATTTTATTCCACTTGTACCAAAGATGGACATCCTTCAAACAATAAACAGTTTTATCAAGATCGTTCTTAAAATAGTTTTTTGCAAACTGTTTTGCTCTTCTTACCCAATCCTTTTTCAAGAGAACTTCAGTTCGTGTGCCCTCGAATTTCTTATCTCTATTAAGCACAGAACTACATGCTTCCCAAAGATTATTATCATAATAGTGAAGACCATCAACTATAAGACCTGATGCAAACATTACCCCATCTCCATACTTATCTAACAACTCTTGAGAAGTTAGAACGCTTGTATAGGGTGCTTGTGAATAATCCTTATCAACAGCGTTTGAAACAAAGCTAACAGCTGTGAAAGCGTATTGATTATCAAAGATATATTTCGCAACTTCATCATAATCTTCAACTATAACAGTACAGGAAATATTATGACTTGTCTCTGGTCTAATACAGCGTTCTATTACTTTACCTTTATTCACCCAATGTTCTTGTGCGAACTTAATTTTCTCTAAGTGAGTAACACCAATCATATCTGACTTAAATAATGTAGTATCATCATTTGTTATAGGTGTGTAAACAACATAATCTGAATTGGTAGATGACCAGGCTGATTCTTCAATCATATCAGGAACATTTTCTAAAAGCCATTGTGCAGTTTCAAGACCTTTATTCACCTGCATAATCCTAAAGTATCTCTTTGAGTGTTCTGGATGAATACCAGGAGCACACATAAGAATAGTAGAACTGTTACCATCTGGTTTTGTGCAGAGCATTCTAGCAGCTGGATTTATACCTATAATCGAGGATATTTCCTCATTCACTTGCTTAACAATCTCTGCTCCTTTCTTAAGAATCTCTTCATTAAATAGTTCAGNGCTATTCATCCACCCAGCTATAGAAACACCAATCAATGCTTCTCTCTTAACAATTTCTTCTGTAACTGAACCAAGGAAAGGTAAATCAGTATAACCTGCCTGTAGTGTACCTAAAACAGCTGCATCTCTACATGCTCTATAAAACTTTTTCTCATCAAATTTTCCATTTGTACGACAAGCATTTGCATTCACACTAGTAAGATTACAGAGCGATATTCCTGTGATTTCATTTTCAAAATCAAGGATAGGAGACATGCCAATTTCATAACAAGGGTTAAATATCGTATAGATAGAATCCATGAATACGAATCCAATATCAGATAATTCATTGTTCATCTTTACGATATCGAGAAATTGTTGGTATGTAAACTGTCCTCGTATTAACCCTATACTATTATTTGATCTACTTCTTTGTTTATTGTGTGTTCTCCAGTCACCAATCTTTGCATTGATCATTTCAGTATCATTCTGATCAACAATAATAGAAAGAGCAGCTCTTCTAATACCACCAGAAAGCACTGCATCAGCTAAATGCATGAAAACATCGTACGCGACGATCGATCTAAATTTAGTGCATCCATCTTGTGTTTCTTTTTCTAGTAAATCCTCTATTCTTTCTAGTGACTGCTTTAATCCCTTTGGCCCTGGTGCTTTAAATCCACCACTTATAAACGATCCTTTTAGTCGTATTTGAGAGTAATCAAACCTTACTATTGCACCTTGATATTCTGGTGACGGCACAACACCGGCACAGAAAGATGAAAGAAGCACATTAGCTGCCTCTGCCCAACCTTCTACAGAATCAGGAATAATAAAATTTTTAACTATTATGGCATCTCTTGGTATTAATATTGGCAATTTCTCAACCCAATGGTTTAAAAAGCTAATTCCAACACCACAACCGGATAGTAAGAGATGAAAGACTTTGCCGAAATTTTCAACTTTATCACAATAAAGAGCGCTACAGTTAAAAAGTCTTGAATTGTTTTTGAAGATTTGTTCTCCGCGATATTGGAGGTTTCGTTGTGAGGCAAGTATTAGTTTTGATTTGTATGAATCTAGAGCATCTGTGAGATACGAATCAAGTTGTGGAAGATATTTGTGATATTTTACTTTATGCGTTTCGTTAATGACGGCTTCACACGCTTCTTCCCAATTTTCGTACCTACTCTCCTTATCATTCCACTTCGAGTAATCGGAATAAAATTTTAAGGCTGATATAAATTTTCGACCTTTCATTTGTATGTTTTTTATTTTTTTATTTCTGTTACCTATTAAAGCTCAATTCCGGTAGCTTTCCCGCCTGTGTTCTTTTTTATTTCTCTTAGAATATCTTTGAATCCTTCTGGTGCTTTTGATTGAACTGTGCTTCCTCTAAATCTAAGATTTATAATTGGTGATCCAAATACATAATTTATACATTCTTCCTCGCCGCATACTGGGCAAGGCTTTTTTTCAGGATCATGGCGTTCAACAATGGGGAGTGCTAATTCAAAATTGTAGGAACAATTTGAACATATAAATTCATAAAGTGGCATCTATTTCCTGTGTTTATTAGAGTTTAAGAGAGAAGCCTTATCAATATTTGGAGCACCTATGATATACACAACACACTTTTTTCCACCACAACTAGGGCATACTTCTTTTTCTGGAGTGTATCGATCTGAAATGATAAGGCTTTTCTCGAACTTTTTGTGGCATTTATTACAAATGTATTCGTAGAATGGCATATGAGGTTTGATTATGTTTTAAGATAGTAGTAGTTATTTAATTCTTCGACTAGTATAGGAAATACTTTATTCATGAAAGTTTCATAAACCATACGACCGAAATATGAATTGTTAATCTTTTCATCTGTTAACGTAGATGATCCTTTAATAATATTTACATGAAATACTAACAAATTATTATTATTCATACTACAAAATCGTACACTATATGTGCTTATAGTAAAACGAGTAACTATTATTCTCACATATGGGATGAAATCTTTAAAGATAGGAGAAGTGGTATCTGCTTCACCATTAAATCTAGATAGAATCATATTACATTGTATATTTGATTTAGAAATAATTATGTTATTAATTGATCCTTTTATCATGATAGCGGTTAAGAGTTATTTATGTAAATGATTTTATTTTTTCAACTAGTATAGGTAATATCTTGTTCATGAAAGTCATATAAATCATACGACCGAAATATGAATTGTTAATCTTTTCATCTGTTAATGAAGATCTCTTATTATCCATATTTACATTAAACATTAACATATTAGTATTATCCATACTATGAAATTGTACTGAATATAAATCTAAATAAAGAGAAGTAATCGATATTTGTATATAAAGAGCTTGATCGTGGTCTGTAGACCAATCTTTAAAAATTCGAGAAATAGTATCTACTCTACCACTAAATCCAGATATGGACATATCACATTGTATGCTTGATTTAGAGACAACTATGTTATTGATTAAACCTTTTATCATAATTAAAATACTAAAATAACTTAAAAGTCAAAATCCTGAATCTTTTCTAGAGAAGAAGATATTATATGTGAGAGAATGGTAATGATATATTATATCACTTTATATTCATATCGGTTAACGCTTTTGTTCTATTGAGTACAGCTATCCTAGTTAATTCAAAATCAAGAATATCTCTTAGTTTTGGAAAGATTGATTTACAAAACGTAACTTTTAATACATTACCTAACGGTACACCTTTTCTTAAAAGATTATAATTACCATCATAATCAAAAACCATCTCTGATAGAGATTTCGAAAAATGTATCGTTTCTAATTTAAGAAAATACATCACGGAAGATCTATTCAAGGTTACTTTTATATCTAAAGTACCGGATTGACATAACTTTAGATAATAACTTGGTATATTGATTCTATGAGGTGCAATATTGAGATTTACAATACATTGCACTTTCTTATCAATAAATATTATATCAGTACAAGTCCCGTGCACTATCATATTATGTTCCAAGTAAAATTTTTAATAAATTTGAAAAAACTTTACTCCTAATTGTATAAATATAATTTTTATAGATTTCTTGAGAAGTTTCAAGGCTCCTAACCTCCCACCCCTTTCTTAGATTATAACACTCTTGATAAGAAAAAGTAGGATTATTATCATCTACTATCCACAATAAGAATTCAGATGCTAATGTAGGTCTAGAGATACATACATATAATTTTATTGACGAATTTTCAAATGTAACATTAGCGTATATTGCATTTCTCTCGTCATTAACTACTATATCGCTTACACTCCCGTTCAATAACTGTTCCATGTTATATTTTTTTATAATAAAAAATTTTTTATTCAAAGTATGTTAATAAATGAGGAATAATTTTTAAATCTAGCGTATTTTGAATAGAATCACATTCAATTTTAGTGTTGAACATTTTAAATTTAGTTTCTGAGAAATTTGTTTGACCTCTCTTTATAGTTCCAAAAATAGCTTTTTCGTTATTCAACAATGATATTGCTTTGAAGGTATAATCATGAGTATGATCGTCTTCATAAATATAACAATCATACGTCTCATATAAATCTATAAACTTAATATGAAAAAAGATATATTTATTATATGAAATTATTATTTCATATACATTTCCTGTCAGATATGGTATATCTGACGACGGTTTATAAGGTACATACTCTTCTTCCGTTACACTCATACTAATTCTTGTAAAATCCTAAAAATAATGGATTGAATAACTATCTTACAGTAAACTAAATCGCGTACAGGTAAATCATCAATAGCAATTATTTCTGTCCGATCTGGATATATAAAACTAAGAGCTACTGGTAATAATGGAGCATTTTCATTAGGTACAATTATACAATTATCAATCTTTTTAGAATAACCCATTATTAGTGAAACATAATTATCTTTCATTCTAAAAGTGAAAGCTATATCAAACCAATTAACATTATCATTAATAAAAGATCCTAGCGCAAGACTAGCTCTTTTTTTAAAGAATATTTCTCCACTATTTATTATTCCAGGCATATCAAACTTTGCTTTGCACCATATCCCTTCCACCTCTATATTAAAAACATTCCCCCTAAGAGTAGCGTTACCATCAAACCAAATACTCATGATAATCTATTAATTTATTTAGATCTAGACGATGTCAAAATTTTAGGTAGAATTTTCATAACAAAAAGATGCATAATATCAGACTCTAGATCTGATAATAAAAAACTCTTTTTAACGACGTTTTTAGTGTTGTCGTTATAATGAATAGGCATTCCTTTTACTGACATTTCAACCCGGAACTTAAACAGCTTATCACTAATAATATTTGCGCTATCAGACCAGATGTCAAACTTAACTAAATATTTACCTTCACCTTCTACTATTTCATACAACTTAAAGTTATATTTATGAATACTGTTTTCGAGTACGAAGTGTCCTTTATGAGATTCATCATTTTGATCATAATACACATCTGAGCATATACCTTTATCAATAAACATAATGTAAATTTCCTCCAAAAAAATTAAAATTCATGAAGAAGAAGCATCAACTCCTTCAACTTATTTTTTATAAAGTAATTTAAGATTTGAGCAAGAAAACTCTGTTGTCTTCAGCTGCAGAGATGAATTGCTCGCTCGTTATATACCATAAGATATTATTTTTCAATTAAAATATCTAATAAACTATGAAATACTTTACACTTAATTGTATATATAAATTTAACATAAAACTCTTGAGGGATTTCAGTATTAAACTCCCACCCCTTTCTTAGATTATAACGATCTTGATAAGAAAAAGTAGGATTATTATCATCTACTATAAACAGTCGAAATATATCAAGTGCAAAGGTAGGCCTAGAGATACATACATATAATTTTATTGACGAATTTTCAAATGTAACATAAGCGTATATTGCATTTCTCTCGTCATTAACTACTATATCGCTTACACTCCCTCTCAATGGCTCTTCCATATCATATATTTTTTTGTTAATTTTTTATACTTATAATATAATAAAAAATTTGTTTATTCAAGGTATGCAAACAGATGAGGAATAATTTTTATCTCTAACACATTTCGAATAGAATCGCATTCGAGCTGGGTGCTGAGCCCATTAAACTTCATAAATGAAAAATTTGTTTGACCTTTTTTTATAATCCCAAAAATAGATTTTTCAGTATTTACTAATGACTTCGCTGTAAAGTTATAATCATGAGTAAGAGTGTTCTCATAAACACAACATTCATACCGATCGTGCAACTCTATAAAATTAATATAAAAAAAAGTAGTTAAATAGTATGAAAATATATTACATACATTTCCTGTCAGTGTTAGTATATTTGATGATTGGTAAATATTTGATGATTGGTAAAACATATACTCATTTTCTAATACGCTCATAATATTTTCTGTAAAATAATATTGATAATAGATTGAATAATTGTCTTACAATATACTAGATCGTNTGTATGTAGATTGTCAATATCAATTATTTCTATTCTGTCTGAAAATATAAAACTAAGAGCTGCCGGGAATAACGGGGAGGTGTCATTAGGTATAATTATATAGTTTTCATTCTCATTAGGATAATAACCTTCTACGAGTGTAACGAAACTATCTTTCTTTCTATAAGAAAAAGCTATATCAAACCACCTTATATTTTTACTGATTCTTTTAAAAGAGTCTAAATCCGGACAATTTCTTTTTTTAATGAAGATTTCTCCGTTGCTTACTATTCCAGGTATATCAAATTTTGCTGTACACCATATCCCATCCACTTCTATATTAAAAACATATCCTCTAAGATCGGTGTTTGTATCAAACCAAACGCTCATATCAAACATTCTCCAGTTTGCACTAATCCTTGTTTTTCATCTACAATTGCATCATTTTCCGGTTAACGGTGACTATCATGATGAAGTATTTTATTTAAAAGAACCGGATAGCAGAATTTTAGGTAGAATTTTCATAACAAAAAGATGCATAATATCAGACTCTAGATCTGATAATAAAAAACTCTTTTTAGCGACGTTTTTAGTGTTATCGTTATAATGAATAGGCATACCATTTGTACTCATCTCAATTCTAAACTTAAGCAACCTATCACTAATAACGCTAAATTTGTCGTCCCAGATGTCGAATTTAACCAAAATACCGCTTACACCAACTATTTCTTCTATACCATATAACCTAAAATGGTATATACAAGTACTGTTATCGAGTGTGAAGCTGCCATTATAAGAATCGTCACCTGGTGAATAGCGCACTTCTGAACATGCACCTTTATCAATAACCATAATATAAATTACCTCCAAAAGTAATAATTAAAATTCATGAAGAAGAAGAATAAGTTCTTTCAACTTATTTTTTATAAAGTAATTTAAGATTTTATCTCTTGAATTCCTAGAAGGAATTCTATACATTTCTAGGATTTTATCAACATATTCTTCTGGGATTTTAGAGAAATCAATGAGCTGTTGATTGCGCTCATATCTTCGTCTTGTTTCTTCATCAAGAGATGATAAGAATTTGTCCTCAGTAACATCTAACCAACCACTCATATT